ATTAGAGGGTTGTGGTCTAGCTTGTTGAGGTTGTTGAGCATAAGCTTGTTGCTCTTGCTCTAACTGTTTTTGGAACTCTTCGTACTCACGTTCTTTCTTAGATTTAGTAACTCTAATTCTTTCCGCTTCTAAATCTAATTTTGTCAAAGCTTGTCTAGCTTCTTCTTCCTGTTGATAGTCACCCGCTTCACGAGCAGCAATCAAATTCTGACGAGCTAAATCAGCAGCCATTTTATTTCTGACTTCACTTTCAGACATATAACCTTTGTCAATGTCGTAAGTTTTTTTCTTATTTTCAGAAAGTTCTTTTTGAACGTTTTGAGCGAACTGAAGAGCGGCTTCTTTTTCTCTTTCAGCTTCTCGAAGTTTCCAAGTCATTTTGTCAATTCTTTTTTTGACTTTATCGGAATATTGATCCATTTCATCAGATTGCTCATCTTGAACTTCAACGTTAGGTTGAAGTGGATCTTTTTCTTCGGTTTTCACATTTTCGAAATTTTCGGGTTTAACTGAACCATGAGACTTATCCTCAAGTTCTATTTCAGCTCCTTCACCAGAAACATCTAGATCAACCATTTTATCTTTTTGAGCAGAAGTTATTTCTGTTTGCATGGTACCTCCATGTTATATTATTGTTAGTATGTCCTCTGGGTTATCAACGGTGCCGAGAATCTCGTCATCATTAAGTAACCGTACTTCCCCTCCATCTATCTTTAGTCTTGATCCTGCGTATCTGCCAAACACAACCCAATCACCTTGTTTACACCAAGGTCCATTGGGAAACTTTTCTTTATCCTGATATGCATCAGGTCCAAGTGCCATTACCAACGCAACACTTGCTGTTAATTGTGAATCTTCCAATGTTTTATCTGTAAGAATCACTCCACCTTTGGTTTTTTCTTTTGCCTTAAAAGGTAATACAAGAATTCTCCAGCCAGATGGTTTTGGTAATTTATCTAATTCAGTTCTATCTGAACTTAACCCTGCGCTTGGGTTTTCTAATTTCTTTTTTATGTGATCGGGCACATATAATGTCTTAGTCATCAAATTTCTCCTCTTTTTCCAGCAGGCGAGAAAGCTCCTGTTGGCACATGTCAAGCATGTGTATCTTTCCTAAAATATACTTGTAATCTTCCATTTTTTCAACCCCTTGAGTAAGATTTTCAAGTAATGTTTCTCTTGCTTTTTTTAATTCTTCTTTGAAGTTAAATATTACAAAAACACTCATGCGTATGCATTAACTCCTGGTATACGTTTCTCAAATACTTTGTTGGCATTTCCTTTTGAACAATACCATGTTTGTTCTATAGCTCGATTAGCGCCAAAATTAGGTATATTAAGTTGTGTAAATCCATCTTTAACAGCCTGCTCAACAGAATTAAGTAAGTAATCATCACCAACCATTGTTCCGTTTTCTTTTAACTTTGGCCACCAGTTTAAAATATCATCTTGAACTGCATCATATTCATGAGCACCATCAACCATGACATAATCAATAGAATTGTCTTCAAACATATCTAATATTCTTTGTTCATCTGATCTACCTTGACAGACATTAACCATATTTCGTCCAATAAAGTATTGAAGGTTTTCCTTAAAGATAGATGAAAAATCATTAGGTAGTTTTATATTAGCGTGTTCTGTAGAACCCTGAAAAGTATCAACAGAATATATTTTTACATTTTCTTTTCCTGCGTTTACTAAAGAGGTAGCTAAGTAATGTGTAGAACGACCTAAGAAAGATCCAATTTCTACAATCTTTCCATCTTCCGGTATTTGATCGACAATAATGTCGTAAGTTTCAGAATAGTTAAACCATCCTGGTATTCTAAAATACGTATGTTTCATGTTAAGAATATCCTTATTTAGTTATCTTAACTATTTGTATCTTTTTGGAAGTATTTTTCAACCCTTGTGATGCAGGACCTTTTTTTGGTGGAACTGTCGTTGTTAATTTTTTTACTTTTTTCACTTCTTAAATTTCTTGATTGCAATATCAGTTACTTTGAGTCCAAACGAGCTTGCTATAGCAGCCATTAGGGCCCAGATATACCAGTCAGGTAATTGATTTAAAGTATCAAAACCCTCTTTAAGTTTTTGAATCCACTCAGGCTTACCAAAGAATATGGCGCCAAATACGATTAATAAAGGGAGTGAAAGGATGACTGTGAACCACTCGTCACGCCACGAGTTTTGCATGTTTTTTTGGGAGGCAATAGCGAAATCAATTTCACCTTCAGCCATTTTGCGAATATGAGTCTGCTCAGCCTCTGCCATAAGCTTTTTAGTTTCAGTTCGAGTTTTAATAACATCAACTGCACCTTTAGCAACAGTACCAAGCAGACCCCAAAGCATTAGATATACTGAGCGATTGCCCAGCCAATAACGATACCTACAACTAACCACTTTTTCTTAGGGTGGTCATTCCATAGTTGTTTGATTTTATCCATTTTTTCTGCTCCTTCCCGCTTTTGATAAAGCGATCGCAATTTTTTGTTTTTCGGCTCTCTTTTTACCACTTTTTTTCTTAGTTTTCGCTAAAATTTTTGGTGGATTCTTCTTGACTTCTTTAAATGCTGCTTTAAGGGACATTTTTTTACTCATTTTGCCCTCCAGATTGCTGATTTTGACGTTGTAAAGCCACGTCTGCACGTAGATTTGCTAAATCATAGTCTTTTTGTAATTTTTGAGCATCAAGTGCTTGTTTGTAATCAAACTGATTTTCTTTTAATGCTTGATTTTCCCCTTTTAATTGAGCTTCCATCTCCATTTCAGCCTGTCTCATTGCTAATTCTTGTTGTTTTAATAAAACAAGAGGATCCATATTTTGATTTTGTAATGATTCTGCTTCTTCACCAACCATTTGTTCAGTAATTTTTACAATTTCATTATCGATAGCGGTAGCCCTTTGCATTTGTAACGCTTGTAAGACTTGTGGCGGTATTTGATCACCATATTGTTGACGTAATTTTTCTGCTTCTTCTACCATTGCTTGATCAACTGTTTGAGTGGCAAGTAAAGATACGTGTTGGTTAATATGAGAAACTAAATTCATAATAGCCATTGGATTAGCTTTAACTAAAACAGAAGACATAAAAGTTCTATGAGCTTTTATATGTAATTCATGATTTTGTTGTGGAAATGCTTGTAGTGGTGCACCACGTAAAACAACGCTGTGTTCCATTGCTGGATCTTGTGGTTGAGGTTGTGGTGGTATAGGTAAAATTTGTTCTATGTCTTTAACACCTAAAGCAATATACATTCTTCGGTAAGCCTCTCGTAAATTATGCATTTGAGGATTACTTTGAGCTAACTGTAATTGGTTTTGTGCAAGAGTCACTCTTTGTGACATTGAGAAAATATTTGGATCAGAAACTGGTAAGATGTCAATATTGTCATCAAAGTCGACAGCTTTAATTTGTCTTGGACCGCCTTGTACATTGAAAGGATAAACAGGAGGTAAAACTAATTTGAATATTCGAGCAAGTAATTGAAATTCTTTTTTCTGAGCATAGTGTAATCTTTTGTGAACTGCGGACATTACTTTGGTGCCACGTTCCATTAAAGCCATTGTTGTACCTACAGGAGTTTGTGAACTTCCTATTTCTGATAATTGCATATCAGCAACAGTTGCAAATTGTTTTGCAGCATCTACACAGAAACCAAGTAACTGCATTAATACAGCATCTGGTCCTTTATAAGGTAAAGGCATCAAAGCTTCACGAATAATTCCATTCGGCGCATCAACATCTCTAAACTCACCAGGTTGTAAAGGTTGATCATCATCACGAATACGAAGACCTCTTGCTTTATAACCAGCAGGTAAATTAGATAATGTTCCCGCATCAAGTAATTGTCTTAGAGCAGTTGTAGCTGTTCTTGTTAATCCACCAATCATGTGAATTAAACCAAAGCCATAGAACCCTAAACCTGGTAAAAATTTATAATGTACGAAATATTCGTTTTTCTTTTTTAAAGGATCACCTTCTCCGTAGTTTCTGTAAACAGATAAAACTTTATTTGATGTTCGATCAATTGTTACAACGTAAGGTAATTTAATCCCGCTAGGCTCACCATCTCGAGGATTTATATCCTCAAAACCTTCTAAATCTATATCAATATGAACTTCGTAAAGCTCTGTCATATCTTGCATGCCATAGTTAGTTGGGTTTGTACCATCAATTCTGTCCATTTTTTCTTGAATGTCAGAAGTTTGATCTCCATCATAAGGCTGTAAATCTATGTCACGATAAAATCCTGAAACTTGTTTTTTACGAACATCATTCATTGACATTTTGACTACTTGTGTAATTCGACCACAAGTGTCTAAATCAGATGCTCCATACGGTACAATAATATCTTCAGCAGGAACAAATTTAGAAGTTGCTCTATTTAAAACTTCATCAAAATAAACTTTTTTAAACGCACTACCTGAAAGAGGTAATTGAAATAGTAGTTGATCCATCTCTGGATTGTAGTCTTCCATAACATGAGTAATCTCATAATTCATATATTCTTTGACACGTTCAGCAGACTGTTGAATTTGTTCATTAACTGCACCTACTACTTGTGTGCGAACAGGACCATCACTCGGAAGTAATTCGACATAAGCCATCGCTTGAAATTGTGTAACGGCTTGAGCTAAGACAGGATGATTAACACTTGCTGCTCCTCTAAAAGGACGAGTGCGTTCTTCATATTTAAAACCAAGTAAGTCTAAACCTTTAGTGTAAGATTGTTCCCAATCTTCACGAGATGCTTTGTCATCGTCTATTTTATCAATCAAGTCATTCGCTAAAAACTGCAAATAACCTTCATCTAAAATTTCTGCTAAGTTTGAATTAAAACCTGAGGCAGCAGGAATATCTTCCTCTCCTACTATTGCAGAACCGTCATCAATAAGTTCTACGTTAGGTTCACCCTCTGTATTTAAGTCAACAGTTGTGCCAACTTCTTCTACCTGAACATCATCTTCTGCACGTCCTCCTGCTTCTGGGTTGGGTTCTCGTGCTAAATAAGGAGTGTCCTGAATGCTATCGAATTTATCTACCATATTCTCCGTATATATCTGTTATTGAAACTAAACTATCTTTATCAATAGTTCCACCAGATTTTTTCTTAAACATAAACATAGGAGCTTTTGATTTATCAGAATCTAGCGTAATAGTAAACATTTGTACTTCCTGTGGATTATATTCTTCTACAATTATTTGTGCTGCATTTCGATCATCACCAGGCCCTAAAGGCACAAGTTCATATTCATTTTTAGCTGAGAATCGTCCAGACGCTTCCATCTCTACATTTTCAGGAATAGGCTGCACATAGTAATCCATAGTTTGACCTGGAGCTATTTCTTTCGTGTAAATAACTTGATTAGCACCTAATGTATGAGCATTTCTACCAAGTTGCTCATCAATAAATACTTGTGCTTCATCAGGGTCTAATCCTTGAGCTAGTTGATCTTGTTTCATAAAATCAAACTGACCTTCTAGATTTCTTTTAAAATAAGTTAATCCTCGATCTGAATTATCGGGATTCATGACAATTTCAACCTTTGCATCTCCACCATATTTCTTTGCAATATTTTTCATTTGTTGAATTGCTACTTTGCCATATAAGTCTCTAAACTTTTTACCTGCTTCACTATCAGGTCTTTTACCCCAACGTTGGTTGACTAGCTCTGGTGGATAAATAGCAACTTTATTAATACCTCGACCTTGTGCATCTTTAATTGTGGATTTAATTAACAAGTCAACGTAGTCGGCTTGTTTGTTAAAAGGAATTGGAGGAAACAATTCTAGTGCTTTGGTGTTGTAATAAGATGTTCCATCATTAATACCACGAACGTTAGTGTCCTCACCGTATCGCATTAATTCATCTGTATCTCTTGTTGCTGGAACTTGAACCTTACCTAAAATATCATCTAACTGACCAGCACGGTTTAAGTCCATGAGACTATCTAAAATTTTTTGTTGCTCTTCTGAAATAGATTTTAATTGAAATCCTGTTTCGGGTTTTGCTTGTTGAATATCTTTTTGTAAAATTTGATTTATCTGTTCCTGCATATCTTGCATTTGTTTTTGATAATCAGGAATAGTTGACTTTGCTGCTTGGTTAGGAAATGGTTTGATTAAGTCAGCGTGTTTACGTAAAGACTCTTCGACAACAGGAGGAACTTGTGCATTTAAATCCACTAGCGCTCTATCGGCACTAGCAATTCGATAAGGGTCTCCTGACTGTAATTCTGTTGCTGCTTTTGCTTTTATATTTTCAATTCTTTTAAGTAAGGCTTGTAATCGTTCTTGTTCTTTTCGAACCTTCGTCAACATATCGGTTTGCATCTCTTGAATGACTGCAACCTTTGTGCCATCAGGCTGTATATAATTTGCAACACGAGTAAAACCTAAAACGTTTTCTTCTTCATAGTGACCACTAGAAACAAAAGGTTTTTTATCACCTGGTAAACCTCCCGCTTTGACGACAACCTCACGATAGTCAGAACCTATATCATCTAAAGGTTGACTTCCTGATCGATCATGTCTGGCAATCCCTACATAGCCTTTATAAGCAGGATCATCAGAGGGACTATGAGGTGATGTTTCCGTGCTTCGTGCATCTTTGACTTTAATTTCAATATTACCAATAGGAGAAGTTTCGTAATAATCGACTAACTCATCTTTTGTAATTTTTTTATCAGGAAAGTAAGTACCATAATCATCTAAGTATTGTTCTAGTCCTGAATCAAACATTTCCGCTTCAGGAACTTTTCCTCCTTGACCACCGCCATATAGAAACTGTTTCCATGCTTCAGGAGTTCCTGCTTTCGGAGCTTGAGGATCTAAAATTTTATTTAAGGTAAATGATTGAAACGCAAAATCTTCTGGTTGCACGACTTGTGTTGTGGGTAGTGTGGTGCCTGGAGGTGCTGCTTGTTGTTCCGCAACAGGATCGGGTAGTTTCTTCGGTGTGTATACCGCATCTGTTTTAGAAAATAATTTAAATATCTTACCAGGATTAAACGCCTGTAGATTTCCTGACTCAACAGCTTGTTGAAAATAATCTTCTCCTTCAAAGGCAGGATCGGGTGTGAACTGTTGTTGATTCATATTGGCTAACGGATCACCGCCCATGGCCATTTTAACAGGTCCACCTTCAGCAAAATTTAAAGGAAATCCTTTTTTGATATAAGGTGCACTACCGTAGATAAACATTTCATCTTCTATTTTTGCTTCTTCAGGTCTTTGTTTTGAAATTTTAAATGATTTTGGATCTTGAATATATCGAGCCATTCTATCCTCAAATATATTTTTTAATTCAGGTAAACTTTTATCTTCTGTTGTACCTAAGAAAATACTTTTACCTTTATCCTCTTTAGCAATTGTATAATCACCTAAAACATTTTTTAACACCTCGGCAGTTCTATCAGAAAGTTTTACATCAGAAAGTCTAATATATGCTGCCATATTATTATTAATCATCTGCTGATTAATTTTCTGTATTTTCTCAATTGGCTTTTTTAAAGCTTCTGATTTAACTTTGGTAATATCTTGTTTTGTTAATTGATTTAATTGTTGAATGCTTTTCTCAATAATATTTTCATATTCTTTTTGGTAAGCAATATTATGTGCTGCAAAATTAATTCGATAAAATTCAGGATTATTCATCTTACCTCTGAGTCCTGGACCTAAAATAAACTCTTCTTTTTTCTTCGGACTAACTCCTTTAATTTTACCAATCTCCATTACATGAGCCATATTCGCATTAAGATTTTTACCTGCATAAAAGTCTGCCATGTTTTTTATTGCTTCATCTCTTGTTTCTGGATTGTCATACATTTCTTTAAAATCATTTTTATATCTCTTACTTAATTTTTCTTGAAACTCTTTAACAAACTGTTCTTTCAATCCAGGGTTATTCATCACTAAATTTGGAAACTGAGTTTTTGTATATAAACCTAAATCTCTTCTTTTTGTAATTTTATCTTGAAGCTTTTGATAGCCGACCGGACCTTCGTCTAAATCTTTAATTAAATCATTTATAAATTTTTGTCTTGCATCTGATTGTTGTTGTATAAATTCAGGATCAGTAGATTTATAAGCAGGGTTTTTTATTAAATCAGAATCACCTTTAACTCTTTTAGGTACAATTCCATACGCTTTCATTTCTTTTTGAAAATCATTAATATTATTAAATCTACCTGAACGAAAAGCATCAAAGACTAAAGTATAATTTGTTTGTTGGTCAATGCTTGATTCACCATAACGAGAAGGAAAATAACTATGAAAAATATTTTTAGTTGTCACACCAGGTCTTCTAGCAGCTACAAATTCATCTATACCACCTATTTCTTCGTCAACTAATCTTCTCATGGTATTTCCAGGTATGCCTGTAATTTTTGCAGCTGTATTAATTGGAATGGTTTCTCCTCTTAATTCCGCTTCTTCTCTTAAAGTATTTAAAACATCATCTGTTACTTGTTCTTCTTTTGTAAGTTTTAGTTTGAATGCTTTACCAATGGCTGTGTCAGGATTTGCTTGAGCATATTTTATTAAAGTATCGGGTTTAATAGCAAGCTCACCCTCAGGTAATAATTCTTGTAACTGCACACGCAACTGTTCTCCACTGACTGATTTCTCTGTAGGATTTTTGGTGTAATAATCTTCTAATAATGTCAGTTTCTTTTTTTGATCTTCTGCTTGTCTAATCATTTTTTGTTCAAGAGCAAACGCAGGATTATATCGACCACCAGGTAAATATTTAGGGACACCTGAACCGCCTGTCTCGGGTGCTCTCATCACACCTTCAGGTGTGAATCCTGAACCACCAAAATAATTCTTTACTTCGGTAATCTCAGGAATGTCATCACTGGCTCGTAAAACATCATCGACCGTCTTTAATCCCAGACCTGCAAGTTTCTTTAGAGCAACAGGAGGGAAGATAAAATCTAACGCATCTAAAGGTGCGAGTGCAATTGCCATACGATCATCTTGAGTTAACTCTTGACCTTGTGATAATTTATCAAATGCTTTGCGTTGGTCGCCGTAGAAAAACTGTCCAATACGACTAGCACCTTCTTTAAAACTTTGCGGTTGGTATCCTGCTTGATCTAAACGTTCCTTGAT